GGTAATGCGAACCCCGGCAAATCTCTAGCGATAGGGTTTTTTGGGCTTACTTTCTTGGCAAATCAGGAGCAAGACGAGCGGTTATTCGTGCATACGGCACTCGCGGCCAAAGTCGTAGGGATAACCACGCAGGCGTTCGCGGCCTGGGATACCGAACCGGTACGAATCGATGGCCAAAAACGGATCTATTACATCCCAGATGTTGTCGATGAATTGGTCAGACGCAGAAGCGCCGAGGCAGTCAAAGCAGCGCTCACCGAGCGTGGCAGCGGTGGCGGTCGTGCTGGTCAGTTGGCCTCGCTGGATGCGGAGAAGACTAGGCTTGCCGCTGCTCAGGCGGATAAACATGAGCTCGAAAACGCGGTTAGGCGTGGCGAACTCCTTAGCATCGAGTCAATTTCAAAGGCGTGGAGTTACGTCATTACGTCGGTCCGGGCGAAGCTGCTCTCTCTGCCGACGAAGTGCGCGCCCGAACTGGCGATGATGAATGATCCAGGAAGCATCAGAGACCGCCTTACTACCGAGCTCCACGCTGCTCTCTCGGAAGCTGCCGATTATCGACCTGACCACGGAATCAGCGACGATCGACAGACTGATAGCTCAGACGCTCTCGATATTGAAGCCACCGCCGAGATGGACGGTGAGCGAATGGGCAGACGAGCGGAGGTACCTATCTAGCGAATCAAGCGCGGAGCCAGGGCGCTATCGAACGGATCGAGCGCCCTATTTGCGCGGCATCATGGATGCGGTGTCGGATCCGGCGATCCTAGAAATTTGGGTGATGAAGAGCGCGCAGGTGGGGTACACCGAGGCTCTGAATAACGTTGTTGGCTATCACATAGACCAGGATCCAGCGCCGATGTTGATGGTGCAGCCGACTGTTGAAATCGCGGAAGCCTGGTCGAAAGATCGATTGGCCCCCATGCTGCGAGACTCGCCGTCGCTTCGAGGTCGGGTCAAGGATGTGCGATCCAGGGACAGCGGGAACACGCTACTGCATAAGCAATTCCCGGGCGGGCATATTACGATCGCGGGCGCGAATGCCCCTTCGGGGCTAGCCTCTCGACCGATTCGCATCACCCTGTTCGATGAGGTGGACCGATACCCGGTCAGTGCCGGAACCGAAGGTGATCCGATTTCTTTGGGAAAAAAAAGATCTACCACTTTTTGGAATAAAAAGTTTTTGGCCGGATCAACTCCAACGATCAAGGGCGCAAGCCGTATCGAGGCCGGATTCGAGGGCAGCGACATGCGATTTTATGAGGTGCCGTGCCCGCGCTGTAACGAATTTCAGCGCCTTGTCTGGTCTCAAGTGCGCTGGCCCGATGGCAATCCCTCCGCCGCGGTCTATGTGTGTAAGCACTGTACCGCCGAGCTGCGCGATGTAGACAAGCCGGAGATGCTCAAGCGTGGTCGATGGACCGCGAGCAAGCCCTTTAATGGTCTCGCCGGATTTCATATCAGCGAGCTGTATTCGCCTTGGGTCAAGTGGGGGGAAATGGCAACCGCGTTCCTCATCGCGAAGCGCCTTCCGTCGACGCTGCAGACTTGGGTCAATACCGCATTGGGCGAGACATGGGAAGCAAAGGGCGAGGCAGTGGATGGGTCCTCAATCAAAGACCGGAAAGAGCCGTATGGACCCGACAGCCTGCCGAATGGCGTGGTGGAGCTCACCGTAGGAGTGGATACGCAAGACGATCGGCTTGAGTGGCAGCTCGTAGGGTGGGGCGCTCGAGATCACTGCTGGGTCATAGAGCATCATGTCGAGCGTGGCAATCCTGGTGCAAAAGACGTTTGGGATGCGCTGACAAAATATCGACAGCGCACATTCATCACTGAGAGCGGGCGTGTGCTACAGATCGACGCTGTTTGTGTCGACACTGGCGGACATTACACGCAGGAGGCATACAAATACTGCTATAAGCACAGATTCGAAAGGGTTTTTGCGATCAAGGGCGCGGCGGGATTGGGTAGGTTGGTGTGGCCAAAGAAGCCCGGCAAGGCAAAAGGCAGTCGCTGTGATCTTTTCATCATCGGCGTAGATACGGCAAAAGATCTGCTCTACCAGCGCTTGTCAAAGGTCATTTCCGCCTCACTCGATGGCTACATCCATTTCCCTGCCAGCGTGGATGATGCGTGGTTCGACGGACTCACCAGCGAACAAAAGTTTTATAAGGAAGTGCAGGGGCGCCGTGTCGCATTCTTCCGTCCTAAAAAGATGAACGCCCCCCAGGAGCCGCTCGACTGCTGGATCTACGCCTATGCCGCCATGCTGGCCAGATCATTAAAACTTGATGACATTTCCAAGGCAGTGGAAGCAAAATACGGGAGTGCGAAAACTGAGACTGTAGCGGATGACGCGGTAGCCGAGGTCGAGCAGCCCGAGCAGCCCCCGAAGCCCCCGCCGGCGCCACGCCCGAATCCGCCATCGCGCGGCCGATGGGTTACGACTAACCGAGGATCATGGTTTAACCGATATGGCCAACGACCTTGAATCTCTGAAAATTCAGCTTGCCTCGCTAGAGCAAGCGCAGCTCTCAAGCGTACTCTCGGTACGTTTCGAGGATCAGCAGGTTACATACCGATCAGCGGAGGACATGATCAAAGTGATTGAATACCTGCGGCGCCGGATTTATCAGTTGGAGAATCCGCACGCGGCACGCACCCGGTATTCAGTTGCGCGCTTCACCTGCCGATGAGCGCTCAAAACAGGCTCGAAAAAGTTATCGCCGCGATTTCGCCTGCTTGGGCGTTCGCGCGTGCGCGTAACCGTATCGCTTGGGAAGCGACGCAACGCATAAGGAGCAGGGACGGCGAGGACAGCCGGCTGCAGCGCGTGAAGCGCCTTGGAATGAGCCAGGATCAGCGCAATTCGCGAACCGCTCAAAAGATGAGAGAGGAGGCGCGATGGCTTGAAGACACCTTCGATATTGCTTCGGGCGCGCTAGATGTCTTGGTCGCAAATATCGTTGGGCAGGGCATCCAGCCCGAGCCACAGGTGAAGACGAAGGATAAGAAACTCGTTACCGGCATCAATCAGGATTTGCTATCGCTTTGGGATGACTGGATCCATACGCCTGAAGTGACGCATGAGTACGATTACTACACGATGCAAGGATTGGTAGCGCGTACTTGGGTGCGTGATGGAGAGATGTTCGGTCAGCATCTTATCGGGGACATTGCCTCGCTAGATCACGGGACGATTGTCCCATATAGCCTGGAAATGCTCGAGCCTGATTACGTGCCGATTGACCTCACCGATGATCAGCGAAACATCGTACAGGGAATCGAGCTGAACGGGTGGGGTCGTCCGCGCGCCTATCACGTTTATAAGGAACACCCCGGTGGCAGGGGCAAGCTGAGCGCCGAAACAAAGCGCGTAAGCGCCGACAGAATGATGCATTTGAAGCGCACGAAGCGGCTGGAGTCGACTCGCGGCCTGACCGATTTCGCTACCGTGATCGCCCGTGCAGGAGATATCCAGGAGATAGACGAGTCTGAGCGCATTGCAGCTCGCGTGGCTGCTGCAATGGCGGGATATATCAAAAAAGGATCGCCGGATAATTACAACGATGCTTCTGGCATCGAAAGCAGCACCGGCGAAAAACAGGCGCTACGAATGATGGAATTCGTTCCCGGCATGATCTTCGATGATCTGCAGCCGGGCGAAGAGATTGGAACGATCTCTAATAATCGTCCCAACAATGCGCTGATTGAGTTCAGGAACTCTCAGCTCAAGTCAATGGCAAGCGGAATTGGCGCAGGCGCCTCTTCAATCTCAAAGAATTACAGCGGCACCTATAGCTCTCAGCGGCAAGAGCTGATCGAGCAGTACGTTCTATATCGTCGGTTGACGGGAACATTCATTTATCGTTTCTGCCAGCCCATTTGGGACAACTTCGTGCGTGGCGCGCTGGCGGCACGGCTGATCAAGGTTACGCGCGATGTGGACATCGCAACGATTTACGATGTCACTCATACACCTCCGCCGATGCCATGGATTGATCCGCTTAAGGAGGCGATGGCAAACGACTTGCTCGAGAAACGCAAGTTCAAGAGTCGCCCGCGCATCATTCGGGAGCGTGGCGAGAACCCGGATCAGGTGAACCTTGAGATCCAGCGTGATGCCGAGGAGCGAAAGCGCATGGGCATCATTCAGGAGTCGGATAACGGTCAACCCTCTGGCCAGGATTCGCCAAAACCCGCGGCCCCTGGTGAGGCCGATCCGGACAGCGACGACGGAGAAAAGGAAGACACAGAAAACCGTATCAGGCAGCAAATCCTAAGTTCCGCAAGCCTCCGATCGTGGATCCGTAAAGGTATGGAGAAAGAATCATGATTCAGGTTTTCGCCCGAAAGAACAAGCCCAAGGCTGCCGAGATCCGCATCTATGATTACATCGGCGAAGACTGGTACGGGGACGGTTGCAGTGCGAAGAAAATCGCAGACGATCTAAAAGCAATCGGCGAGGTGGATGATATTCTCGTGAGAATTAATTCCCCCGGCGGTAGCATTTTCGACGGAATCGGCATCTATAACCAATTGAAGAGCCACGGCGCCAAAATCACGGTGGCGGTTGAGGGCGTGGCTGCTTCGGCCGCATCGATCATCGCCATGGCTGGCAGCACCATCAAAATGGGCACAGCCACGAAGATCATGATCCACAACCCATGGACACTCGCCTATGGCGAGGCGAAGGACTTTCGCAAGACGGCGGACACCCTCGACGAAATCCGTAATGGAATGCTCGATGCCTATGCCGAGCGCACCGGAATGGATCGCAAGGAACTCGCACAGATGTGCGACGATGAGACATGGATGGGTCCTGATGCCGCGATTGAGAAGGGATTCGCCGATGAGAAACTGACGCCCGATGAGGACGATTCAGAGGATGATGAGGAGCCCACCGATAAAGCGAAGGCACTGATCGCCAGCTTCCGGAATGTTCCCAAAGATTTTGCACTCCGGCGGATTGCCGCCGCTCCGAAACCAGCGGCAGCCGCCGCATTACCCGAGGTACATGCAATGACTCCTGAAGAGATCGAGGCGGCGCGCAAGGCCGCTGCTGATGCTGCCGCAGAGCAAGCCCGCACGAACTTCATTGCCGCGAACAAGGTTCGCCAGGAAGCAATCCGTGCTCTGTTTGCGCCGTTCGTGCTCTCGCACAGTGAGCTGATGAATACCTGCTTGAGCGATGTCGAGTGCACCGAACAGGCCGCGAGCGCAAAGCTGCTGAAGGCGCTCGGGGAAGGCGCAGAGCCGCTGCGTCCTGCTGGTGGCCCCGGCGGTGCTGCTGTGGTTCCTGGCGCCACCGAGCGCGACAAGTTCCTGGCCGGCGCCGAAAGCGCCATCATGAATCGTCTCGGCGGGAAGCGAGAGGCAGGCAACGAATTCAACGGCGCCTCTCTGCATGAGCTGGCCGCGCACGCGTTGCGCCGATCCGGCGTCAACTGTCGCGGAATGACAAAGGATCAGATTGCTCGAAAGGTGCTGGCCTCACACACCACGAGCGATTTCCCGCTGCTGATGTCGAACGTGGCGCGTAAGCGATTGCGTGATGCCTATACGACGGTACCGCGCACCTGGGACAAACTCGCCGCGATTGGCAGTGTGCCGGATTTCAAGGAAAACACTCGCCTCACCTTGGGCTCATTCTCGTCGCTTGTTCTCAAGCCCGAGCGTGGGGAATACAAGCAAGGCACGATCGGCGAAGAAGAGGTCGGCATCAAGATCGCGACGAAGGGTCGTTACATCTCGCTGTCTCGCGAAATGATCATCAACGATGATCTGAACGGCTTTGGGACTATGGCGAAGAAAATGGGTCAGGCAGCTGGCCGGACGGTCGAGATCGACTTTTATGCGCTGCTCTATCTGAATTCCGGAACCGGTCCCACCATGGACGATACCGGCGCGCTGTTCAACGCCACAGCAGTTACCACGGCCGGTGGTCACGCGAACTACGTGAGCTCAGGAACCGTGATCTCTGTCACAAGCTTGGGCGCAGCGAATGCGATGATGAAGCGGCAGCGTGATTTGTCGTTGCTCGAGTATGTCGGCATCGAGCCCAAGATTTTGCTGGTTGCGCCGGAGTACGAGGCTCTCGCCTGGACAATCATCAACTCGACCGCCGATCCCGGGCAGGCAAATCCGGCTCGTGGCAACTACGCGCGCACGCTGAATCTGACCGTGGTTTCTTCGCCCTACGTGCAGGGAACGGATTGGTTCCTGTTCGCCGATCCGAATCTGGTGGAGGCGATCGAGGTGGCGTTCCTGGATGGAGAGCGTGAGCCGTTCATCGATGAGGAAATCGAGTTCATGAGCGACGCCATGAACATGAAAGTACGCCTCGACTACGGCCTGGCCGCGATCGACTTCCGCGCAGCGTTCAAGAACGAGGGTGCTGCCTCCTAATCTAATCGGCAGGGGGGCGGATTCCGCCCCCTGTCTGCTCAAGGTTTAGAAACTTTCGGAGGATTTCTTCATGTCTAAGAATCAAGTCCAGCGCGACGGCAACGTGATCGACTATGTTGCCGGTGGCACGATCGTCTCTGGCGCTGTCATCGATATGTTGCATTGCATTGGCGTGGCATTAACCGATGGCGCATCGGGGGAAACAATTCCCGTTGCCATCGAAGGGGTCTTCGAGCTGCCAAAAGTCGCTGCTGCGGTTTTCGTCCAAGGCGAAAAGCTGATTTGGGACGATTCCGCAGGGGCATTCGACGATAGCGCTGCTACACCTGCCTCGGGGGATATCACCGGCGCTGTGATCGCGGTACGCGCGGGCGCCAACGCTGAAACGACGTGTATCGTCAAGCTCACCCCGGGCAACGCGACGCGCACTGCGTAATCGGAATGGACTTCAAGCACGTTCGGGAAGTGGCGGTGGAAACCATCGCCACCCACCTCGGAGAGTCCATCATTCTTGATGGTCACTGTATCCGAGGCATCCCGCGTATCGGAACCGCGATCAGCGGCGCACTTGCCGGCGCGCAGGTGAGGTCGACCGATGCCTCCGTTTCAGTGCTTAATGTCGATGCCGATCGGCTTGGACTTCGCAAAGGCATGGATGTCGAGCTGCGAGGAAAGAAGTGGATGGTCCGCGATTTCTCGCGCGGAAATTCGGGTTGGTCTTTGCTAGAGTTGGAATAATGCATGTTGCCGATTCAGGCCATAGGGTGTCGGTTAGAGGATGTTATAAACAACACATTCCCTGAGTTTTCAGGTCGCGTGCACCTCTATCGCACGCTGCCGCTGGACTATGACTCAGGCGAAGTTCCGGGGATCACGATCATACAAGGCGAAGATTCGCCGAATGATGCAAGCTCTACCCTTACGCATGCAGCGTGGATTGCGACATTCAATATTCGCTATGTGATGGCGGACACGAACGAGAGGCTTCTAATCGAGCGTCTCAATAGTTTGAGACTACGCGCGCACGTAGCGATTATGGATACGGCAAAGGTCGGGCTTGAGTGGCTGCTAGAAGTTGCTCCGGGACCTGCACAGGATGTCGCGACGGATTCCTCGACATCACTTGTGATCAAAGAATTGAGCACCGTATGGCAGGCGCTGTACCTTGCTGATAGAAGGAATCCAGATGTCTCATACCCGTAACGCGAGGAACTAAGTCATGACTGCGATTTCTTCCGCCTCGGAAGTACAGCTTTATATGGGCGCATCGACCGCCGACCCATTGCCAGCCCCGGGTTCGGATTCGTTTACAAAGATACCTCAGCTCAAGAGCTTTACGGTCCCGGAGCCGTCAAAGAGCGCGGCGAAAGAAAATACGCTCGACGGTGTCACGATTGCTTCGGTCAGCTCTCCATCGTGGTCCAATGGTGTTGGTCAACTACTGACCAATTACAGCCAGTCCGTACACAACACAATGCTGGGTGACCTTGCGCAAGGGGGTAGAAAGCGCAACTGGTACGCGGTCGAGCCCGATGCTGGCAACCGTCGCACTGATTTTCAGGGCGAGTTGATTCGCATGGCCGGCGGCGCTTATACAGCGACCACAGAGGCTCCCGCGGCGCGTCCGCACGATTTCGAAATCGCCGTTAGCGGCGTTCCCACGGTTACGCCATGAATCAATCAGCAACGCCAGTCCCGACACCACCGGGTGATGTGGCACGCGCCGATCACAGCCCGATCGATGCATGGATGGAGTCTCGCCCGCGCATTGGACAGGAAACGCTTAGCACGGGTCGCACTGTCTATTTCCTTTCGATGAATGGGACTGAGCATCACAAGCTCGTCGTGCACAATGCGATGTATCCAAACAATCCGATGCCGGATGCGGAAATCATTGCGATGTGCGCCTGTGATCAGCTCGGAAACAAGCTCTTCTCTGATGTCTCTCATGGCGTCGGGATGCTACAAGGAAGAGACTCTTGCGATCTGCGAAAGATCGCGGTTGCTATCATCAAACATTCGAGACTGCCGACAACACCGGAAGAGGCGGAAGCACTGGAAAAAAAATCCTAGTCGATCCGCTGTTTGAGACTTGGCACAGGCTTGCGGCACTGATGGGCAAGCCTGTCCGAGTCGTGCAAAGGATGTTTGATTACGAAGAGCTGACGGCATGGAAGCTATACTTTCGTCGGATCGACAGCAAACAGTAGAAGTGACACATGAGCACAACCGGCATTCCTGTCGCGGCGTTCGAACTCCGGGCCAACAATGCCTCAGCGCTGGCGAGTACGATGCAGGTCGACAGCGCGCTGCGTGGCTTGAGCACTATCAATTTAGGAAAGCTCGATGCCGGGTTCGCTTCCCTCGGCGCTTCGATTGGTCGGTTTGTCCCTATTTTTACAGCAGCAGGCGTTGCTACTTTTGCTCTATCGGCAGTAAGAGCGGCCGATGCTTTGGGCGATGCCGCCGAGGTTGCTGGCCTATCTGTAGAATCGTTCTCACGCTTGCAGCATGTCGCGCAGCAGTCTGACATAGAATTCGGGCAGCTCACCGCAAGCATTCGAACGTATCAGAATGGGCTTGGCGAGGCGATCGCTGGGACGGGCTCGATGCGTGCCGCGCTCGGTCGTTTGAATCTTGATGCGCGCGAGCTCGGAAAGCTGCCACTCGAAGAGCAGCTCGCGAAAATATCTGATCGATTCCGGGATACGATTCCGCAAGTAGAAAAGACGCGCATTGCCACTGATCTGTTCGGCAAGTCTGGCCAGGCGCTCATTCCGTTGCTTAATCGAGGCTCTATAGGCATCCGCGAACTAAACGCCGAGGCTGATCGTCTGGGTATTACGCTTGATACTCGGGCAGTGCAGGCAATCGACCGCGGCACAAAGGCTCTAGACAAGTGGACTACTGCCGCGAAAAATGCAGTGGCTTCGGGGGTCGGTAATTTTCTGGCCGATATCTTTGGTACGGGCGACGAGCTGACAGATCTTGAAGAGAAATACGCACGCCTTGAGGCGCGATTAAAATTCTTCCAATCTGGTTCGCCAAACGCTAGTGGCGCACAGCGCATCCGAGACATCCAGGCGGCGCTCGCTGAACTCGAACCGCGCTTGCAGGTTCTTCGCGATCTCGAACGCCTGCAGAGCGGCGAGCGGATCAGCGGCGGTCCAATCAGCCGTCGCATCGATCCAGTCCAAGAATTTCGGGTCACGCTCAAAAAGATTAACGAAGATCAGCAAGACTTCGACAACATCATGGCGGACATCGCGCGTAAGCGCGCGGAAGAGGCGCAAAAGCTGCAGGACATGATAGCCGATGGGCAGCAAGATGTTAGAGATGATGCCATCTCTGCAGAAGAGGAGGCACAGAAGCAAATCACGGCGATCGTAAAAGAGCAACTTGCCGAGCGCAGTGAAGCAGCCAGAAATGAGCGCAACTATGAACGAAGCCAGGAAGAGGAGCTGCAGGCACAGTTACTCAGCATCCGGCAGCAAGGAGCGCTTGCGGCGCAAAGTCTGCTCACAGCTTACGGTGGAAAGTTTGCCGGCATTGCTCGCGGGATCCTCATCATAGAGAAAACCATGGCGATAAAATCGATTGTCATGGACACGCATGCCGCCATGATGAAGGTGATCAAGCAGTGGGGCGCGCCTTGGGGGTATGCGGCGGCGGCAGGAGTGGCTGTATATGGTGCAGCTCGAGCTGCTGCGGTGGCAAGTACGGTGGCTGGCGGGGACAGCGCTCCTTCTATCGGCGCGCCGCACAATCCGGTCTATATGCAGCCGGGCAGCACCGACGAACCGACATCAGGCGGAAACGCGACCGATCAAGGCGGGCAGCGCATCGTACAGCTCGTCGTGGAGGGTAACGTGTTCACTGGTCGGGATAGCGTCGATTATTTCATCGAGCAGCTGCAGGACAGGATAAATGAATATGATGCGGTGATTATTAATCCATCGAGCAGACAGGCCAGAGAACTGATCCCGGAACCATCATCATGACCGCCGTTACCTACACTGCAAAGAGATCGCTTATTCCAGGGCATTCCGCAAACTCCTCTTATTCCATTAACCTTCCCGTAGTTTCTCTGCCAACGGCACGCCAGGTCAGCAATGAGCGGCAACAGTCTCTGGATGGGACGCGTGAGACAGTAAGATTTTACGCGTGCGAGATATGGAATGTTTCTCTCGCGGTGCTATACGGCACCTCTGCAGCGCAGGTAAAGGAGTTCCTTGATTCAGTCGAGGACGGAGAGACATTTACCTTTGACCCTTACGGGACTGCAAACACACCCAATAATCCCATGACCGCGGAAATAGAATCAGTTGGATATGACCGAGGCAGAGAGCCGCGTGGACAGGGCGGCAGCACAGACGGATTCCGTTTCTCCTTTATGATTAGGGTGATGGCGTGAGGCAAGATACTCCGTCATTTGCAGCAAAGCGCGTCTCTCGTCAAAAAGAATATCGCTTCGTTGTCGGCATCATTCTGGATGTCGATTCTATATATGTAACTAGCCATGCTGACATCAGCGGCGTACCTGGAACCGTCATCAATGGAGTGCTTCGAGAGACGATCATCACGAGTCAAAGGCTCAAGCCTGATGACGCGAGAGCAGAGATCGGGACCGCGACATTTAGCTTAGTAGACAAGGCAAGGCAGTTCACGGAGGAGGTTCGTGAGCGACTTGCCGATAGAGTCGGACTGCGAGGGAAGGAGTGTCGGTTCTACGTTGGCTTTGCTGGTGACAGCTTTGCCAACCTAATGCGCGTTGGTACTCAGATTATCGTTGATTCGAATTATCTCAACGGCGCCTATTCGATCGAGTGTGCCGACATTCAAAGGGCACTCAGGCAAAACATATTCGATCCCGTTGTTACGACGCTTTCCAGCACTCTGACTGCCGGCGACACAACCATCAACGCTACAGATAATTCGGCGTTTGAGATGGTGTTTCACGGCGCGAGCTATACGGATGCCCCTAGCACCACTGTTGGCTATTTCAAGATAAAAAACACGATCTATAGATATACCGGGAAGTCTGGAGATTCGTTTACAGGATGTGTCCCTGTGTTCGGGACGGTGGCTGAAACTGTCACCATCGATCCGGCTGTGGCAGCCGATCGCAGAGAAAAGATTACCGAATATATTTATCTTGAGCTTCCTGCGATCAAGCTAGCGCTCGCGGTCCTAAGTGGTGATCTATACAGCGATGGACAGTCGTTGCCGGATCATTGGCATATGGGAATCGATTCTCAGTGGATTACAGAATCCGATTTCACCGGCATCGGTTCTGACTTATGGAACCCGGCCACCGACGCCAGCCCAAACTCAGGCAGGATGGTGCGGTTTGAGGGTCTTTCCAAGGTAGACGGAAAGACTTTCCTTGAGAAGGAAATATATCTTCTCTGTGGCTTGTTCTCTCCTGTTTATGCAGACGGAAGCCTCGGTCTAAAGCGTCTGCAACGTATTGGTCAGGATGCTTCTCATTCTTTTGTGATGGACAATTCGAACACGATACAAGTGGGAGAGCTGCGCCATTCGATGAAGAGTCTGCACAATGTTTTTGTGGTGGCATGGAGCTGGAACGGATCTCGCTTCAATCGCTCCACAGATTATTTCGATTTCGATTCTATCGACATCCACGGAAAGGCTGACCCATATATTCGAAGCTTCAAGGGGTTGCACGGGTCCATTCACACGGACGCCACTGTGTTTAATCAGATCGATCAGATTAGAGATCGATATGCCGGACCTCCGCAGGAACTGACAGTGCGCTTGCTCGACTCGATGAATAACATTGAGGTCGGAGATGTAGGTCGAGGTCGGTGGGCGCATGTCCGTGATTTCGCTGGACCGACCCCAGCGCCTGGAGCTCCGGAAATAGATCGTGCTTTCGAAGTACAGGGCATCTCGGTCAACTATCGATCTGGAATCACTGTTGATCTATTTGGCTCGACGGCGCGAGCAGATGTTAGGCCACCGACACAAGCGACCTTTTCTCTTCCTGATGCCGCCTATAGCGCGACAGGCACAGCACTATCGAGTGCCACTGGAATCACGATTGTTGGCAATGTACTCACCGCGGCAACTACCCCGCTAGGCGGACATGCTTCCCTCGGGAATGCAGCGGCGATTTATTACCACCTGGGTGACCTGACCATAGCTTCAGGCGTTACGCTGACCATTAGTAACAACGTCCAGCTAAGGATTCGCGGCTTTCTGCAAGTTAATGGGTCTATAAATGGCATCGGTCGCGGGCATGCTGGAATCACCGATTCAGGTGGCCCGTTGGCGGTAACGTATGGGATCGACGAATACGCCGCTGATACGATCATCGCTGAAACAATTCCCGGCACGCCGGGCTATGTGGGCGCCTCGCGCGGGTGGGACGGTGTTTATACCAATCAAACAAATCCCGATTTCAAAATGCTGGGGACTCGGCCTGCCGCGCTGACTGAAAGTCAGTATCACACGGCGCCGGTTCGAAGTCTCAGGATCGATGGAAATAATCTGATCGGTCTTCCTGATGATCTACGTGGAGGTGGCGGCGCTCCAGGCGGGCGAATCGGCGGCGACTCCACAAATCCGGTCGCATCGAATCTTCGGGGTGGTGCAGGCGCAGCGGGTGGTGCTGGCCTCGTCATCATTTGCCGCGGGATGGCACTCGGCGCGAATGGGTTAATTGACATTTCAGGCGCTGATAGCGTTCAACCTGCGCTCGTCGATGTTTTTGGCACGGACATGTATCCCGGTGCCGGCGGTGCCGGTGGCCCCGGTTCGATGTATGTCTTGCTTGACGGTTCAGGGCTGTCGATGCCGGATTTCGGCACGCAATTCAGGGCTTTCTCTGGCGAGGTTCCGCGTCTCGGCAATCATCTGTCGAATCGAGGCACGAACGGCACGGGGTCGTCATACGTTGGGCCAAATCCCACTGTAGAGCCGATCTCAGGCTTCGCACATCCTGATGTAGTCAGTGAGGAGAACTATTCTGGATCGGCGTTGAGGATTCAGTACCTACCCGCCAGCGAGACGCCACAGGAAGATCAATCGTCTCGACCCCCGCCAGTGTCCGACCTCAACACCGTGGGCGTTGTGGGCGCCATTACCGTGACTGTGGATGCACCTCCGCCAGAGCAGTGGGATGTCATCGAGTACTACGCGGCCGAAACGAATGATCGCAGTGGCGCCACGCTCGCGAACCGATCTCGCGCCACAACCTTCAACCATACTTTCGCCACTGCGACCACTCGATACTATTGGGCACGAACTCGAAGAGAGGGCATTACCTCTGAGTTCTATCCTTCAGGGTCGACCGCAGGCATTCCGGGGGTTTCGATCGATGCTGGCGCCGGAACGCCAGGAGAGTCTGTTGAGGTCCAGTTCTCGACTACAGCTAGCGGACCTTGGCACTCGACGTTCGTAACCGGCGACTTATACATGCGTACCCGCGTGGGGACGGGCGGGGCTTGGCAGGGGCCGTGGCGCGTCGTCGGCGAAGAAGGTGAGGACGGGGAGCCGGGGGCAGACGGCAATATCACCGCGTTCATCTTCCGTCGATCGGCCATTCAGCCTACAACGCCTACGGGCAATGTCCCTTCCGGATGGAGCGACGCACCCCCTGCATACGATGGCAATCCGCTGTGGATGTCACGAGCTCTTAAAACGCCTGCCGGCATTCTGGTTGGGACATGGTCGACCCCCTCAATCCTTGCGATCGATGGCGAGGATGGGGAGCCTGGCGTCCCAGGTATTCAAGGGCCTGGTTTATTCGACTGGGCGGGCGCTACGAATGTCACGACCACTTCAACCAGCATCACAAAGTCTTCCGGCGGGAGCACTTCGTGGAACGCGGGCGCGTACGCTCAATCCAGCTTTTCCGGCGGATGCTTTTTCACCTGCCGAGCAGGGGCGGTCAACACGCGTCGCGCTATCGGATTGAACGATGATCCGGCAGTCGATGCCAATATTACGGGCATAAATAGCGGGTTTGTGCTCACTGAAACAGGAACATTCCATCAAATCACCAACGGTGTTCAGGGCGCGAGCCTAGGTACATATGTGGCCGCTGATATCTTCGCGGCCGTACATGATGGAGAAGTCATCCGGCTGTACCGTAACGGCACTCAGGTTGGTGTAGATCACCCGTTCGTTGGTCGTCTGTTTCTGGATGTCTCGATGTGGACCCAAACCGGTTCGCTGCTCGATATCCATTTCGGCGCATCAGGGTTGCGCGGCTCGCAGGGAACGGCAGGCGCTCCGGCTCAGCAGCTCAGGCTGACCGCTACATCCCAGACATTTGCATTCCCTGCGTCGGGCGGCGCTGGGACACCGACATCAATAACATTCACAGCTGCTCGAACCAACATTGCGACCGCCACAACATGGACCACTACTCCGAATGTCACACTGACAGGAAGTGGAGATATTCGGACGCTGACCGCTGCTAACTTCGGAGGAAACAACAGCGTTAGGGTCCGGGCTGAGTCCAACGGGTTCTTCGATGAAATCACGGTAATCCGTTTGACGCAGGGTGCCAGCGGTGCCAATGGGCAGCCCGCTATCTCTGGGCATCTCACCAACGAAAATCACACGCTAGTCGCCGACCCTGACGGCGTCGTGACCGATCTTACGAGCGCGTCTGGTTTCTTTCTTGTCTTTGAGGGAATTGTCGATCGCACAGCCCAAGCGGTTTACACGATCGTTTCACAGTCTGGATGTACCGTTCAGATCAACACCGCTGACAATACTCCCGTAGTAGGTCAACCCAGAGGGTTTTATCGGCTGACGGTGATCACGGCCGATCAGGCTCGAGCACGCCTGCAGGCTTCTTACAATGGAGTTTCAATTCCAATCGATTTCACCATCACCAAAGCCAGGCAAGGTCAGCCAGGCGATGGGCAGAATATGCTGCCTGTCGGACAGTGGGTCGTCGGCTCAAGCGGCAGCCAGGGTGATGGATTTTGGGTTCAGAATGGCTCCACATCAGAAAACAATATCGTTTTGGGTGGGGCGGGAACGGCGCCGCTAGGACCGTTTAGAACATCGATCCCGCTTTGGCAGTGTCAATCGGTCGACGGGACTGGAACGAATGGTGACGGTGGTTGGACGACTGCAACCTTCCCGATCGATAGTCGACGTACGTATCGATCCACTGTTTGGTTTCGAGTCAACCAACTGACGGGGACGTTCTATCATGGATGCGCTAGCGCCATAAATGCGGCAACAGGCGCGACCGATAGTAACCCCTATTTCCAAGCCATTGTGTTGAGTTCGTTCGCTGGAATCCTTCATCCCAATAGATGGTATTTGAGCGTAGGGCTTGTTCACGGCTCTGGATACAACGCCGGGAACTCAGGGGTCTCAGGAATATATGACCCTGAGACCGGGCAGAAAGTTATAAGCGCAGCAGAGTTTCGTCATGCAGTGGGGGCGACGGTACAGAATCACCGTGCCTATCACTTCCATGACACGAACACGGCAACGCGGCAGTGGATGCCGGAGCCGCGTTTCGAAGAGATCAACGGCAGTGAGCCTACCGTGGATTCTTTGCTCGGCTTCCACCGAGCGTCGCCATGGATTCCTCGTGGAGGCTGCTCGGCTGGCACTCGATCACTATTCAAAACCAGTGGGACAACTTTTTGGGGTGACGCTGATGTCATTAGCGCCGTAGGCTATGCCGTAGCGCATATTCAGTTTCGACCCGCGCAGACAAATCGTCACTTCATGATTGGATTTAGTGATGCGCCTGCGCAAAGCATGAGCTACACGAACATCCGGCACGCGTGGTATTGCACTAGCGGACCGCTGCAGATTTATGAAAGCGGAACCTACATAGGGGATTTTGGAACATACACGACCGCGACGCAGCTTGGTCTGACTAGAGATGCCGGCGGAAATGTCTATTACTGGAAAGATGGATCGATAGTTTTTGGACCTCGCGCGGCGACGGGACCGCTGTCCTATTTTGACGGCTCATTCCATGAAGTGGGGAGCGGTGCGGTTAATGTCGCTTTCGGTCCCGGCATCGAATTTGAAATGATCGATACGGGTGATGTTTTGCCCGGTGCGATCAGTGAGCATGAGTCGCTTCAGTTGATCGGCACGTATAGCGGTGGGGGGCGCAACGCAATCCCGATCAACAATACAAACTTTCCGCTTGGCGTGATGGCATCTGTAGGTACGTTGGTTGTGACCCTGTCTGGCGATGCCTATCGTACCGGCCAGGGCTCGAGCGCCTCTGTCCGATTGCAGTCTACCGGCCACACCGGTGGAGCGATCACTGGGCAGAGTGGCGTCGGAGTGCCACTTGACACGCCACAGGGGTTTTCGATTACTTCATTCGTCCCTGTCAACACGGGTGACAATGTGACGCTGTCCATTGGGGGGATAGTGAAGGGGGTTCCGCTACCCCCTCCACCATTGTCAGGGTCGATCTTCGTGATCGACCCTGAGTTTCAAGTAGAGTTTATGAAACGATGAAGTCTTATACTGTTTTTGAAGTGGCCTCTGGGGCGATCGTTGGAATCAGGGTTTCGTCTAGAGCTATCGACGAGATAGCTCTAAGGGAAGGGCAGGACCTGATCGAAGGCGCCTTTGACGCGCTCTCTTATAGGATCGATCCCAGCACCCGACAGGCGGTGGACTATCAGCCGCCGAGGCCCGATGAATCGCATTTTTGGGACGGCATAAGCAGACGGTGGCTCGTGGATCCACTCGTGTCTCAGGCCCGGGCGCGCGAGACTCAAATCCTTCAGTCGATTAAGGGAATTGATGAACGATTGATCCGGCCAATGGTAGAGCTCACCATCAATCCTTCCGATGCCGAGGCGCTCAAAATTCGCGACATGCTTGTTCAGGAAAAAGCTAAGCTTAGGGCTGAGCTGCAGGGACTTACGGGGAAGTAAAACCGATGTCTATCACGCGCCCGCCGACGCTGACTCCAGAAGAAATGGAGCTATTGATGCAGCGTATTGCGAACTCTGGCGCAAAAATAACGATGCTCGATCCACGGGTCACGAGTGCGCAGACATGGCTTTTAAGTGTGATTGGCGTGGCAATGACTGGATTCCTCGGATGGAACATCAAATCTATTCAGGACCTCAACCAGACGGTAAAGGTCGTGCAGACTCAGTACGAGTTCATGCTGAAGGCGGCGGACCGGACCGAGGGGAGAATCGACCAGATCAACGACCGGATCAATTCGAGTTCGGGAAAGGTGGAGCGCGTGGAACTCCACATAGAATCCGTAGATGGCAGGGTGACGACTCTGGAGCGGAGCCGGAACCGATGAGCGACTACGATCCAAAGTTCCTGCCAGGCGTCGGAGCTAATGTGAGCGGCCAGGGCGCCAGCGTAATTCAGATCGAGTCAAATAAGGCGGTCCCGATTGCGATAGTGATTCTGGCCATTGCTGTCACCCTTTCTGCGCTGGCGTTCGGTTTGTCGGTGGGTGCTCGAGATGCGGCACTCAATTCAGAGAATCGCATGCGTGCTGATCTAGTGCGTATAGAAAATCTGATCCTTCGAGAGCAGCATCGAATCGATCGAGAAACTCGGTTGCAACGGGTTGAGGTGGATGAGTTAAAGTCCGCATTCCTCAATGCCGGATATCGAACCCACCTGGAGACGGACAAACCATGAGCCACAAATCAGGGCATATCATCATCAATGCACTGCTGCCAGAGAATGGCGTTCCCAGGCTTTCAAGCCTGACGAATGAGCAGTGTGAGAGGCTGAATGAGATTCGGGCGCGCGATCAATACAACCCGATGGATCGTCTATTCCTGGGCATGCTCGTCGCCAGTATCGCGGACGATCCGGCGGACTAATGCCGATAGAGTGGGTTATCGGTGTGCTGGTCACTGTGATTTTGGCGCTGGCCGGCGCACTGTATCTTCACGTGAAGGAGTGTCGTGAGGTCCGGGCCGCGATGGCCACTTTCGCCGCTCAACTCACCGCCATCGCCCGCGAGATCGGTGATCACGATACTGGCCTGCGCGGGTCTATGCATCGCCTGCGAGAGGAAACACGAGACGCTATTTTAAGGATGGACAGAAAATGATCAACGATAAGCAAGTGGCTCGAAGACTTTGGGAGGATGAAGGTTTCAGGCCGTTTGCTTATGAGGACACTGAGGGATTTCTAACAGTTGGTGTTGGGATCCTGATTGACAAGCGCCGTCCGGGAGCAGGCTTAACCGCTGAGGAAGGCGTGTATCTGCTGCGAAATAGAATATTTCGTCTCGATAATTTGCTTGCAAATAAGTTCCCATGGTATGGCAACCTGGAGCCTGCTCGGCAGCAGGTTGTTCTGTGCATGGCCTATCAGCTCGGAATCAATGGCGTTGCCAATTTTAAGAAGATGGTTGCAGCGATCGAGGCCGGTGACTTTGTGAAAGCTGCCGACGAGATGCTCGATTCTAAATGGGCACGTCAGACACCATCACGTGCGAAGCGTATGGCCAACATGATGGAGAGAGGCGAATGGATCGAACCGTCCACACCGGTTAACCAGGAGTGACTCCAATGCTCGACAAGATTGCGAAACTCGATGCAGCCGTGATTCGTGGGGTTCTTGTGACAGCAGTGCCCGTGCTTGCAATGCTGCTAAATATCATTTTCGGCATAGACGAAAAGTTATTTTCTGAGAAGGCTGGTGAATTCATTGAGGCACTGATGACGCTGTTCACAGCGATCGGTCTTGCTTACATAGCTTGGGCTCGAATCACAAAGCCAACTCCACCCATCTCGGATACCGCCATCATCGCGACCGAACAGATGCTCAAGGCGGGCAAGCTGTCCGTGAGTCAATCCACACCTGAGGTAAAAACATGAAGCGGCAAGTATTGATGACATTAGGCGCTCTCGCGCTGTCCGTGTTGCTAGGTGCGTGCGCTAGCTTTGGCCTGCAGCCACCGAAGTCATTCGAAGATCACATTGCAAATGCATACTCAACGCTGAGCGCGGCGCGCGACACGTCAACTGTGTTGGCTCAGCACGGGAAGCTGACAAAAGAAGACTTTGAAGATGTTATTCGCCAATGCGACGAGGCTCGCAAGTCGATAGAGCTGGCCCGAGCCCTCTATGCTACTAACGTCGCTGCAGGACATCAGAAGCTCGATTCTGTAATTAGCATTCTCAATGCGTTGAACGCATATCTGGAGAAGAGAAACCGCGATGTAGCCGAACCCACCGATTCATCTGGAGCAACCATCAATGAACGCCGAAGACGTGCTATTGGCCTCGACAATCCTAACCAACCTGCTCACGAAGGCGAGCGAGTTAGCCTCTTTGCAGCGGCGGGCGGCAGCGGAGGGTCGGACTATCAATGACGATGACTTGAACCGACTTGGGCTTGCTGACGACGCAGCACGAGCGCGACAGCAGCTGCAGCTCGAGCGGATGCGGGAAGCTGGAACGCCCGGATAAACTCAGGCGTTCAGTTTACGCTTTCCTGTCACTCCATTTTACAAAGGTGAGCCCCATGAGTCAGCAGAATCAGAATCAGCAGCCTGATCCGAATGCCGGTGTAGCCAATACCCCGGCAGCCACGCCCGGACATCCGACCCGTGATCCGCATATCACGCAGCAGCCCCGTGGCGCGACGGTCCCGTTTGCCGAGCTACAGCAGCAGGTGCGCGGGGATCGCTCGGTACACTCAAGCGTGCGTAGCCTGGTGGCTGGCGTGCGTCAGCGACTCGAGGAGATTGCCAGCCAGACGAATAAGGATGCCGATGCAATCAGAAATGAGGTGCGTGAAGTGGCTGGCCAGCTGAACGCTGACGAGGTGGCGCGATCGGTGATCGAGAACACCCCGGCAAAGTCCGATCCGGATCCGAACGCAAACCAGTCTGTAGCGCCGGTGATCAATCGCTGATCGCTTTGGGACGCACCGGCACTGCCCGCGCTCGTTTGCCGCTGGCGTTGCCATGACCGGGCATGCCGGTGCGTTCCTCCATGTAGATCGCTCGAACGCCCTTCAAGGACACCTTGCAATGGGTGCAGGCTGTCGACGAGACATTGTTCACATAAAAGCAAAATCTGCAGACCCTAAGTCCCACGCGGACTGCGGACACTGACCGTACGGTAACTGACTTGCGTGACCGTCGCGACCGCTCTACAGCAAGAGCTGAACGCGACTCCCTCTCTCCGAGCTTCCTGGACCTGTTCATCGGTAGCTTCCTGTGTCTTCGTGCAGCTAGTGCACTTAAAAACGAATTTAACGCGCCTCATCTGTCGCTCATTCTCGTTACTCACTGGAGTAGCTCCAATTGATCATGATTGAAGGTGTTGGATTTCCGCGAGTTATGCCAGTGCGGGACGATCTGTATGTTCCATGGAACGTTCAGTCCGCACACCATAGGGTGGTTGAGAGGGCAGATGTGATCAAGCACGTACTTGATACCCGATTGCTTTGTGAGCCTGAGTTTCTCGGCTTGCAGCGCCAGCATCTCTTTGTGAGAAACCCACGGAGGAGTTGCGAGTATCTTCTGTTCGACATACTTGCGACGAGGGTGCGTGTATAGCCATGCTGGCGGCATTCCGGCTAGAACCATATTCCTCAGCTTCTGACTGTACATGCGCATTGTTAGATATCTCTTCGTCGCTCTCTTATCAGCTTGACCTGTTCAGGCGTCATGCTAAGCACCCTGGAAATCTCGGCATCGTTCCCGCGGCACCGCTCATTGCTGTTCCCGCTGTATAGCCAGTCCACTGCAATGGCGCGGTAGTGCAGGAAATCCAGCCACGGGTGTCCTTGTCCGTCGTATTCATTTGGCATTGGATTCTCCCTCCGTAAATGACGCTTCCCAATCTCTCCTAATCTTCGCTCTGCACGAGCCTCGGCGATGCGGACCGCCCTTCGCGCTCCAGTGCCACTCACCGCACGAGCAGTTGTTTCTTCTAGACTCCCGGCGAGACGTTCGGTAATGATCGATTCGCATCGGTAGACCACAACCGGGGCACGCCGGAATCGGAAATTTCTTCTTCGTGCTTTTGCGTCGCCACTTTATTTGACGACACTTCAAGCGAAGACACCTCCAACGAATCATATTTATTCAAGCTTTTCCATCAAACGAGATAGCTTCGCCTGCTCTCTTGCTAGGGTCTCTCGATGTTTCTGTGCTCTGTCCGTGTAGCACCCAGGATGATTCTCGTCTGCTATGTCCCAATGATCGACGTACGCTTCCCATTTATCAACGTAAGATTTTTGGCTGTGTATTCGTCGACGTAACCAAAATCTACGAACGTCGATTGCCAGGCATCCGATGGCGCACACTATGGCAGTGATAAGCGGGAATAGAATCGCTGCGCCGATGTAGATTTTGGTCTCTGTCTGAATATCCATATGTCTTTGCTCACTTCAGATATATAACAAACATCCAGGTTACAGCCATTCCTACCAGGCTCCCGCCGATCAGTGCTCCAAATATGAAACATCCACAGCGCTCGACGTGCAACAGCTGCCTATACCTCTGCTCGAGGGCGCCATCACTATCGCAATCGCAGTGATTACTGTACTCAGGCATAAAATTAGTTCCGCTGTCCAATCTCTTTTCCCAGGATATTTCATATTTTTTTCCATTCTGCCTCTGTCCTGCGCACGGTATAAATTATATCAATACATATTTATATGTCTCTGAGGGTTTATCGGACCGCAATGATCATTGCCGCTGCAAACAGCACAGTGGCATCGATGTGATGGCCGAATATGCTGGAGACTACTGCCATGAAGATCAGCAGCAGGAAAGCGAATGTTCTGTTGATTGATGTGGTCATAACGCGCTCTAAAGCTCGAACTGAGCAAGCAACTGATTCGCCCGCTCGACAAGTGCACAGCCGGGCCATTCGTTCTCGACCTGCTTAAGCAGGTCTTTCGCAAGTTGCAGCAGCTCCGGCGCGGCGGCGATCAGCTTGGCGTCAGGATGCAAATCACCGCTGGGGAGCTTCACGCCGTCACACATGATGCCGCCCATGCGCTCGCGCTCCGTCCCGCCCTCGATGCCATCCCAATGAGCGAAGCGAGGTGTTGCCCCCTGCATGCCACTACGCGCGAAGGACATCACATACAATCGGCCGCGGTTTGGAGTCGCGAGATAAGGCCCGCGAGTACCCTCGAACCAATCCCACGGTCCCGGTGTGTGCTTGCTCATGTTGTAGTTCTCTCTGAGGGGAATGTGACTATCGACCGCCAAGCTCTTTGCATGTCTCAAGCGCCGCGACAGCCTTCAGCAACACAGGAAGGTCAAGGCTATCCACTGTCGTAAAACCGTCTCGCTCGATCTCTTCGATGAGCGAGTCCAGCTCCTGGATAGCTTTTGTGATGCTGATGTCCATCGCGCGCTCTAGGAGTTGCTACCAATCGGCACATGACCTTTGCCATCGCATGACTTGCATGTATGGCCAGACGGATACTTACCTGCGCCATCGCAGTCCAAGCACTTCTCAACTGGTTTAGAGCTGTTCATTTCTCCTGCGAAGCTCTAGATGGACTTGCCACCCAGCATTGCGGCGATCGTCTTGGCACGGCTGTACGGATTGGCCATGTCCTTGATCCATTCTTCCGCTTGCTTTTTGAGACCTTCTTCCATCACGCGCTTGATGGTGTCGATCATCGAAGCAATGAGCGCCTCACGCTGGCTGGTGAGGTATTTCTCGACCTCAGGGCCGACTTCGTTCTTGAAGAACTCGACGATCTGCTTGTGAGCCTGATCCATCGCCGTGTACTTCATGGATTCGGCCATGCGCTCCATCGCGCTCGATACGGCCTGCTTCACGAGCTGCTGGCGGTTCTCCACCAAGTGCTGCTTGATGGCTTCCTCGAAGCTCGGTTCTTCTTTAACTACAGCGTTCATTGTTATCTCCTAAAAGGTCCCAACTTCGTTCGTGTGATCAGCTCGCGTTCTCGATGACCGCGCGGGCGGCTTCCCATGAGCGGCCTTCAGCCGTCGCGATCGCCGTTCGCACTTGCTCCAAAGCAACCGCATCGTCAGGCGATGCGATGCCGGGTTCTTCATCGTTCAACGCGATGAGCTTGGCGAGGCGGAATTCAGCCTTGCGTAGAGCCTCGAGCAGCTCCGGCGCGGCGGCGATTAACTTGGCGTCCGGGTGGGCAAAGCCAATGATGTCTTTGCGATACACGCCGCTGCCTTCCTTCCTCGCGGCCTCGATGCCGATGACGTGGGGCGCCACTTCGAACTGGCACAGGTCCTTGCCATCCTCCATCACGCCATTGACCTGAAACCGTGGCTGCGCTCGGTTCATGCCCATGCGGACAAAGTCCATCACGTAGCGACGGCCGCTGTGCGTCGTGGCCAGATAGAATCCCCGGCTGTCCGGTGATCCAA